CGTATCGCCGTGGTGGCCGTCTTTGTGCTTGCCGTTTCCTTGGGGCTGTAGCCATGCGCGCCGTCTTGAAAAAATGGGGCATGGCCTTTCTGGAATGGCTGTTTACCGGCGTAGCGTTCGGGCTCGGCGTGCTGTTCGTCGCGACCCTGTTTTTGGGCATCTGTGTGACGTTCGCGGGCGCGGCACAGGCCGAAACCGTCACCATCCCCCGCGCCGCCTATCAGCACCGGGATACGTTGATCCGTGCCTCCCGCATCGTGTGGGGACTGGACGCGCCGGTGTCCGTTTTCGCTGCGCAAATCCACACCGAGAGTTGGTGGAAAAACAGCACGGTGTCGAGCGCCGGGGCGCAAGGGTTGGCGCAGTTCATGCCCTCCACGGCGAAATGGCTCCCCACGGTTGCGCCGGAAGTGGGCGCGCCCGCGCCGTTCAATCCCGGCTGGTCGCTCCGGGCGTGCGTCACTTATGACAAGTATCTGTGGGATCGCCTTGCGGCCAAAAACGCGCAAAAAAAGGCGCTGACGCCCTGTGACCGCATGGCCTTTGTCCTGTCCGCTTACAACGGCGGCATGGGCTGGGTGAACCGGGACCGCAACCTTGCCGCCAAGCGCGGCCTTGATCCGGATCGCTATTTTGGGAGCGTCGAGACGGTCAACGCGGGCCGCCGGGCGTCGGCGAAGCGCGAAAACCAGCGGTATGTTTCCTTTATCTTCGAGCGTCAGGCCGCTTACGTGAAGGCCGGTTGGGGGCCGGGGGTGCGCTGTGAGTAGCCGTGCCGTCGCGCTCATCGGCGCGGCCCTTCTCGTTGCGGGTATCTGGATCGACCATTTGTACAACGAACTTGACTTGCAAAAGGCGCACTATGAGACGCGGATCGCTGTTTTGGCCGAGGAAGTATCGCAAAAAGATAAAGCCCGCGCCGATGCGGTTGCAGCAGCCGAGCGGGCCGCCCGTGAAAAGCTGGAAAAAGAAACGGCCCGCGTGGCCGCATTGTCCGCCGAGCTTTCAGACGCCCGTCAAAAGCTGGCAAAGGAGCGTCAAGGTTTTGATGCACGTCTGCAAAAGGTGGCTGTTGCCGCTCGCCATAATTGCGCTGGTTTATCTCGTGACTGGGTGCGCCTCTACAACGAAGCCCTCGGCCTTGCCACCGGTGCCGGTGGTGGCCCCGGAAGTCAGGACGCCGATCCCGCCGGAACTGCTGCGCCTCCCGGACAGACCGGACCCGCTGGAACCGGGGTACGCGGCGACGCACTAGCGACTCCCGAAGATGTCCTTGCCCATGCCCGCGACTACGGCGGGCTTGAAAGCCAGCTCGGTACGCTGGCGAGGGTGGTGTCGCCGTGACGATGGACGCGCAGACGGTGATTATCGGCCTTCTCAGTCTGGTATGCGGCTTGCTGGCCTACTGGGGCACCCGGCTTGAGGGCCGCGTTGACGAGCTGAAAGAAAACCAATGCCGCATTGTTGAAGAAATGCACAAGAACTATGTGCCGCGCGAGGATTGCCGGGAACGTACCGGACAGATCCTTGCGGGCCTGGAACGGGTTGACGACAAGCTTGATCGCGTCGCTGACTCGGTACGCTCAGGGGGAAGTCATGGAAAGCAAGCATGATAACGAGGTGTTGCAGGCACTGGCCCGCATTGAAAAGAAGGTTGATGCGCTGGCGGCCACGGTTGAAAATGGGCAGGAACATGCCGCCACGAACAGCGTAGTTTCCGGCGGGCTTTCCGGGGCCGTCGTCGCCGTGGCACTTGTCTACGCTCAGCTTGTCCTTGGAGTGCGCGCGTAATGGCACACCCCAAGAGCAAACGCATGGCCCTGCGCTCGGCCTACTGCTACAAAGCGCTGTCCCTTGAAGAGGCCGCCGCCCTTGTCGGTATTTCCATCGGTACGGCCCGGCGCTGGAAGACCGACGCGCAAAAAGCCGAAGATGACGATTGGGACAAGGTCAAGGCGGCGTCAAGTCTGGCGGGCGAGGGCATGGAAGCCGTGGCCCGCCAGATGCTCAATGACTACGTGTTGCAGCACCGCACATTGATGGAGCGGATCGGTAAGGATGAAGACATGCCGCCCGCCGAAAAGGTGGAAGCGCTGTCTTCCCTTGCCGACTCTTTTGCAAAAACCATTGCCGCAAGCAAGCGCATTTTACCGGGAATAGACGAGCTGAGCACATCCACTAATCTTATTAGAATGCTTGCTGATTTTACAATCAAACATTTTCCGCAACACGCTTCAGCACTTTTAGAGGTGCTGGAGCCATTCGGCGATCTGGTTGAGAAGGAGTACGGAAAATGAAAAAACTTTCCGCTAAACAGTTCCGGTACGCGCTTGCCGACATTGCCGCCGCCCTGCAACAACAGATCGAAGCTGATTGCGAGGGCTTCCCGTCCGATCCCAAGGCTTCCGCAGAGCGCCGGAAACGGGCGCTTGCCGATTTCACTTTTTTTCGGCGTACGTACTTTCCGCACTATTGCACGATCGCGGGCGACAGCGCGCTGCATACATGGCTTGACGCCGCCTTGCCGCGCATGGCCGAAACCCGCGAAGGCCAGCATATCGCCCTTGCCGCCCCGCGCGGCGAAGCGAAAAGCACATTTATCTCCCTGTTTTTCGTGCTGTGGTGCGTGCTGACGGGGCGCAAGAGGTACATTCTGATCATTGCCGACGCGCTGGAGCAGGCCGCGATTCTCTTGGAGGCGGTCAAGGCGGAACTGGACGGCAACCCGCGCCTTGCTATGGACTTCCCCGCCGAAACAGGGCGCGGGCGCGTCTGGAACGTCGGCACCATTTTGACCGCCCAAAACGTGAAGCTCCAAGCTCTCGGCGCGGGCAAGCGTATGCGCGGCCTGCGTCATGGCCCATACCGCCCGGACCTTGTGATTCTGGACGATCTGGAAAACGACGAGAACGTCGCCAAGCCCGAGCAGCGGGACAAGCTGCAAGACTGGCTGCAAAAGACCGTGCTCAACCTCGGGGCCGCCGACGGAAGCATGGATGTGGTCTATGTGGGCACGATCCTGCATTACGATTCCGTGCTGGCCCGGACGCTGGACAAGCCCACGTGGCAGTCCAAACGGTTCCGCTCCATCGTCCAGTGGCCGGAACGGCTGGATCTGTGGGACAAATGGGAAGCCATTTTGCACGCCGACGGCCCCGTTGCCGCCCGTGCCTTTTACGATCTCTATCAGGACGATATGGAGCGCGGCGCGATCGTGTCATGGCCTGCGGGCCGCCCGCTGTACCAGCTTATGACGAAGCGCGCCGACTCCCACGCCGCCTTTGATTCCGAGCAGCAGAACGATCCGCTGTCAGGGGATGGCGCGCCGTTTGCCTCCTGCATTACGTTTTGGGTTGACCGTTCCCGGGATTGGTTGTTGTTCGGGGCCGTTGACCCGTCCCTCGGCAAGCTCGGCGCGGGCCGCGACCCGTCCGCTATCCTCGTCGGCGGGCTGTTGCGCGACACCATGACGCTCGACGTAGTGGAGGCCAGTATCAGGAAGCGCCACCCCGATCGCATCATCGAAGACGTGATCGCGCTGCACAGTGCGTATCATTGCCTGAATTGGGGCGTTGAAGCCGTCCAGTTTCAAGCCTTTTTTGCGGACGTTTTGGCGCAGCGGGCCGCAGCTCGCGGTCTCGCACTTCCCGTGCGCCCGATCATCAATTCCACGGATAAGCAGCTCAGGATCGAGACGTTGCAGCCCTATTTTTCGCAAGGCCGCATCCGGCTGCACACCTCGCAGCAGACCTTGATCGACCAACTCCGGCACTTCCCGAAAGCCGACCACGACGACGGGCCGGACGCGCTCGAAATGCTCTGGCGGCTGGCCGTCGGCGGTTTCGTCAGCCTGCGGGATGCGTTCGAGCGCGTGCCGCGTCAAAGCCCGTGGGGGGTGCGGCCTAGCGAAGAAGACGACTTTGACAGTTTCGACACCTATGGAGGGTGGACATAATGCTTTTCAGAAGACCGGCCAAACCGCGCCCGCGCAAGCGAGAGGCGTTGACCGAGCAGCAGACGACGGCTGGCGGCGGCTTGACGCCCATGCTCTACCTTGAGCGCTGGTGCAACATGACCAACAAGCTCACCCCCTCGCGGCTTGCCAGTATTTTGCAGGCGGCGGACGACGGCGACATCACTGAGCAGCACGTTTTGTTTGCGGACATGGAAGACCGCTGTGAGCACCTTGCCGCCGAGATCGGCAAGCGCAAGCGGGCCTTGCTGACGCTTGATTGGGAGATTTTGCCGGGCCGCGCCAAAGATAAACGGGCCGAAGACGTAGCCGCCGCCGTGCGTGAGCAGTTTGATATGTTGCCTACTACGTCCGATCTCCTGCTCGATCTGGCGGACGGCATAGGCCACGGCTTCGCCGCCCTTGAGATAGAGTGGACGCAAACCGGCGGCCTGCATATCCCGACGGCCTTCCATCACCGCCCGCAAAGCTGGTTTCAAGTCATGCGGGAAAACCGCAACGTGCTGCGGCTACGGGACGGAACTTACGAGGGGGCCGAACTGTGGCCCTTTGGTTGGGTCATTCACACGCACCGCTCAAAATCCGGCTGGCTTCCGCGCGTGGGCCTTTTCCGCACGGTGGCGTGGGCGTACCTGATCCGCGCCTACGCGCTGGAAAGCGCGATCATGTATACGCAGGTTCACGGCCTCCCGTTCCGGCTCGGCAAGTACCCGCCCGGAAGTTCCGCCGAGGACAAGGCCGCGCTCAAAACCGCCCTTGCCAATCTAGGCCGGGACGCTTCCGGCATCATCCCGCAAGGTATGGAGATTCTTTTCGAGTCGCCCGCCAACGCCACGCAGGACATACCGGGCATTCTTGTTACCCGGTGTGAACAGGGCATGAGCAAGGCCATTCTCGGCGGCACGCTCACAACGCAGGCGGACGGCAAAACGTCAACCAATGCGCTTGGCGAAGTCCACAACGAGGTACGGCACGATATTCTGACGTCTGACGCCGCGCAGATCGCCGCGACGATCACCCGGCAAATCCTCGCTCCGCTGGCCTATCTGAACTGCGGCGTCAGCGATCCGTCGTTGCTCCCGTGGTTCCGGTTCGACACAAGGCAGGCCGAAGACATCAAGTCTTTTGCCGACGCGCTTCCCAAGCTGGCGTCAGTGATGGACATCCCGGCGGCGTGGGCGCATGAGAAGCTCAAGATCCCGCAGGCCGAAGAAGGGGAGAAGGTGCTTGCCGCCAAGCCGCAGGCCGTGGCTGAACCCGCCGCACTGACCGCCAGCGCCAAGGCAAAGGACGGCCCGGCGTCAAGCGGGTATGCGGATCAGGACGCGATCGACGCCATGCAGGCCGACGATGCCCTTGCCGACGCCGCCGAAGCCCTGCTTGCGCCGCTTATCGCCGAGATCGAAAACGGGCTGACGCCGGAAGAACTGCAAGAGCGCCTTGGCGATCTCTATCCGCAGCTTGACGAAACGCAGCTTGCCGACCTGCTCGCGCGGGCGTTTTTCATCGCCGATCTGTGGGGGCGCGCCCATGCCGAAACCTGATCTGTCTTACGCGCTTGGGCTGGAGCCGGTGGAGGCCGTGCGCTACTTCCGGTCAAAAGGCATCGCCGTTACCGAAAACTGGCATGATCTCTGGCAAGAGGCACAGGCCCGCGCCTTCACCGTAACGGGCATCACGAAGCTTGATCTCATGCAGGACATCCGGGGTGCGGTCGATACGGCGATCAAGGAAGGCAAGACCGAGCAATGGTTCCTGAACGAACTTACGCCGATCTTGAAGAAAAAAGGCTGGTGGGGAAAGAAGGAAGTGACGGCCCCGGACACCGGGGAAGTCCGGTATGTGCGGCAAGGCAGCCCGGCGCGGCTGAAGCTCATCTACCGCCAGAATACGCAATCCGCCTATATGGCGGGCCGCTACAAGCAACAGCTCGAAAACGCGGATTCCGCCCCGTACCTGCGCTATATCGCCGTACTTGATCAGAAGACCCGGCCCGCCCATGCCGCCCTGCACAACATGGTTTTCCGGTTTGACGATCCTTTCTGGGGCGCAATGTATCCGCCGAACGGCTGGAATTGCCGGTGCCGCGTCGCCGCCTATTCCGAATCCCGTTTGAAGCGCCGAGGGCTGAAAGTTTCCGACAGCGCCGGGCATATGGTCACGCGAGAGGTCGAAACCGTCAACCGGCAAACCGGGGAAGTCGTCCGGCGCACCGTCACCGGCTACCGGCACGGCGGCAAGGGCTCGCTGGAATCCTTCACTGATGCGGGATTTTCATACAATCCCGGCAAGGTGTGGCTTGAAGACGCCCTTGCGAACGTGCCGGAACCCGCACAGGCGGTTACATGGAAGGATATGGGCTTGCGCCCCCTGCGCGACGTTCCCGCCGAGGAGCGTCTGCCCGCGCCGGAACTGTTGCCCATAGTGGACTCGCAGGAAGAGGCGGAAAAACGGCTTGCCGAGGCGTTGGGCTTTACGGACGAGCGCCAGCGCATCGTTGAGACGCCGATGGGGAGCCGCGTTATCCGGCGCGAATTGCTTGCGCATATGGTTGAAAAAAGACCGGACGCACGGGAACGGTTCGCAAACTATGTTTTGCCGACGCTCATACAACCTTTTGAGGTTTGGCTTAAACAACACGAAGACGGGAAGCTGCGGGAAAACTATATCGGCCTGTTCCGGGAAACCAAGTATTCGCTGCTGGTTGTTGTGCGGATAAATCGGGACGGTTCGCTCGTGTGGAACATAATGCAACGGGAAGACAAAAAAATGGACAAGCACCGCGAGGGAATGCTTGTCTATAAAAAGAAAAGCTGATCCGGGGTCAAGTCTCCCTGTCAGGAACATCCGGTCCAGCAGGGCCTTTCAGCTGCGCATTGCTCCGGCAAGCCCGCAGTTTCGCGCCCGAATCAGCTTGTTGAAAGAAGGATACCCATGATCCGCATAGATGTAAACATCGACACATCCGATCTCGAAGCCGCCATTTCCCGCCTGCGCGAAAAGGCGCAGGACACCACGCCGATCATGCGCCGGTGCGCTGACGTACTGGCGGGGGCCGCCGAAGGCGCTTTTGACGATGAAGCCGATCCGGTGACGGGGGCGAAGTGGCAGCCGCTTGCGGCCTCAACGGCGGCGGCCCGTGCCGCCTCTGGGCATTCCGGCAAAATATTGCAGCTTACCGGAAGCCTCGCCTCTTCGCTTGAGCGCGACTTTGGGCGCGCCTACGCCGTCGTCGGCACCGCCAAACCCTACGCGGCGGCCCACCAGTTCGGGGCCGTGACAAAGCCGCATGTGATCCGGGCGCGCAACGGCAAGGCGCTCAAAATCCCCGGCGTGGGCTTCCGTCGTTCCGTCAATCACCCCGGATCGACCATCCCGGCGCGCCCCTTCCTCGGCATCGGCCCGGACGATGAAAAAGACCTGCTCGACATCTTCCGGGACGAACTGCACAAGGCGATCTACGGCTGATCGCCGAATCGCCGTTTTCAGGGCCGTTTTTCTCACCGGATGAAGAACGGCCCGCGTTTTCCCTTCACGCATTTTTTAACGGGGGTCTAACGGCCTTCATTCGCGTATCGCTTCTTTTTCTCCTCCCCCGTTTCCCGTCCGTACCCGCTCCCCCGCCTTTTCACCCGCTGACATGCGTCAACTGGCACGCTTTCCGCGTCCTGCTACTCTGACGCCATGAACGCTTCCACCACATTCTCCTCCTTCATCGCCGCCCGCGTCTCCCCGGAGACGGCGGGCGGCCCCGCGCCCGGACGTATCCAGCTTTTTCCGATGGGCGAGTTTTCCGCCCGCGACGGAAGGCCCGGCACGCTCAAGGGCGTCAAAGCCAAGGCGTGGACGCTTACCTTTGACGATGCCGCCGCCGTGATCGCCCGCTGGCGACAGTGGGAGACGCCGCTTGTCGTGGACTATGAGCACCAGACGATAAACACCGCCAAAAACGGCAAGCCCGCCCCTGCGGCGGGCTGGATCGAATCGCTGGAGGCGGGGACGGACGGGCTTTACGCCACGGTCAAGTGGACGGACGCCGCCCGCGCGTTCATCCAAGCAGACGAATACCGTTACATTTCCCCCGTTTTTTCTTTTGACCCTGAAACCGGGGCCGTGCTCGAACTGAAAAGTGCGGCCCTGACAAACTACCCCGCGCTTGACGGCATGAACGCCGTCGCCGCGCGGACAGAGGAAGATTCACCTATGAAGAAAGAAACGCTTGAGGCGCTCCGGCAATTCTTCGGCCTTGCCGCCGACGCCGACGAAGACGCCGCCCTTGCCGCGCTCAAGGCGCAGGGCGACGGGCAGACGTTGACAGCCATGCTTACCGCCGCCAAGGAAGCCATCCCCGATCCCTCCAAATATGTCCCTGCCGCCATACTCACCGCCGCGCAGGAAAAGAACGCGGTGCTGGCCTCAAAGGTCAAGGAGCTGGAAGGCAACGGCGCTCTCGCCGCGCTTACCGCAGAGATTGACGCGGCCCTTGCCGACGGACGTTTGCCGAAGTCTTGTGAAGCGTGGGCGAAGGCCACCGCGAAGACGCACCCGGACGCCGTCAAAAGCTATATCGCATCTTCCGTTCCACCCATCGCCGCTCTGACGTCCACCCAAACCGGGGGCACCCCTCCCGCCGGAACGCCGCATGTCGCCGCCCTGACGGATGAGGAGCGGTACGCCTGCGCACAGCTCGGCATGACCGAAGCGGAATTTCTCGAAGCCAAGAAAACGGAGAAAAAGTAAATGGCAATCGTAACTTCAAGCCTCATCCAAACCCTGCGCACCGGCTACTCGAAAGCCTTTCAGGAAGCCTTGGTGAAAGCACCGACGCAATGGGCCAGCGTTGCGACGCGCGTGCCGTCGGGCAACAGTTCCAACACCTACGGCTGGCTCGGCCAATTCCCGAAACTGCGGGAATGGACGGGCGATCGCGTCTTCAAGAGTATCAAGGAACACGGCTACGCCGTGACGAACAAGCTCTATGAGGCCACGGTGGACATTCCCCGTACGGCCTTTGAAGACGACGAACTTGGTGTCTACTCGCCCCTGTTCTCTGAAATGGGCTATGCGGCTGCCACCCACCCGGACGAGATCGTCTTCGGGCTTCTGGCCGCCGGGAGAACCACGGATTGTTACGACGGCAAGAAGTTCTTCGCCGCAGATCATCCCGTCTATCCCAACGTCGACGGCACTGGGTCGGCCACCAGCGTCTCCAACTTGCTCCGGCCTGCGCCCGCCGGTAGTCCGAATCCGACGATCACGGACAAAACGGCGTGGTATCTGCTCGACGTGTCCCGCCCTCTGAAGCCTTTTATCTTTCAGGAGCGCACCACGCCGGAATTGCAGGTCATCACGAACCCGGACAACGATACCGTCTTCATGAAGGACAAAATCCCCTACGGCATCCGTTACCGCTGCAACGGCGGGTATGGCTTCTGGCAACAGGCCATTTGCTGCACCGATGATCTGACGCCTGAGAACTTCGAGCTTGCGCTGACCACCATGCAAGGCTTCAAGGCGGACGGTGGGCGGCCCCTTGGGCTCGGCTTCGGCGGCAAGGCCGGGACATTGCTTGTCGTCCCGCCCACGCTGCAAGCCGACGCCCGGAAAATCCTTGTCGCCGAGCGCGACGACATGGGCGCGTCGAATATTTGGTTCGACGCGGCAACCATC